TATTTCCTTTTTCAATCATCATAAGACTATTATACAGCAGATCTGAATTATTGTAAACCCCCATTTTTGCATATTTACAACGAAAAAACCCCTCTACTGGAGAGGGGTTCAGAAAACCCTACAGATTGTAGGGTTATTTTTGGATGGTTTTTACTCTTTTTTAGCGAATTTTTCTGAGGCAGTAAAACCAAGTCCTGCAATTACAAGATAAATCATTGAATCGAATAACGCAGGTGTTACCTTATATCCATGGATGTCAGCAATGAAACCATACGCACATAGCAAAAACGCCAAAAGGGTTATAACTCTTTTGCTTGAGACGGAGCGATTAACTCCATCAGATAACATGCTGCTTAACCAATTCATGATATCAATCGTTTCTTGTATTTCTTGCTACAGGATCTCCTGGCTCAAGACCATATGACGATGGCATTGAAGGCATACTTGGCATTCCACCCATACCCATTGGTCGTGGTGGCATACCCATGCCACCCATTGGTGAACTCATTGGAGTTGCAGGTGGTGTTGGTGGTTTATTCCAACCAGCAGTTGCTGCTTTTAGTGCTTCTTTCTGCGCATCTTTGTCGCCACCTGCCAACATAATACCTGATAGAGTACCAGTTAAAAATGTAGCAATAGGAATAATCAACTCAAAGAACTTTTGATCGATAGGACTGATTGCGTTCAATGGTTGTGTTACGAAAATAATAGAGTAAAGAACTACGAATACAATTCCAACAAGGGTAAATGATAAACAGATACCGATGAAGAATTTCAGACGAGCCATCAATTGCTCTTCTGTATACATTATTTGATCGCTCATTTGCATGCTCCTGATTGTGTAGTTGTTGTTGGTTTCGCAGTTTCACCATCTTTAGGAGGACCTAATCTAGGATCACGACCTCCCTTAAAAATATGTTCTGGGCAAGTTCTGTTAACGTCGCACAATGGCAACTTACAGATATCCTTATCCCAGTTAGAAGGGTCTTGACATGGGTAACGAAACGATTCTTTACTAACTATCGCAAACGCAATAGGGATTAGTAATAAAACTCCTATCAGCCACAGCAGATGTTTATCATTCATATCAGTACTCTCTTATTGTTATTTTCCAGATAGTGGATTGTCTAATGCTTTCTGGATCTTACTATCTATTTCTTTTCGAATTTGGCGCAAATCTTGTTCAGTTTCTTTTTGCGCTTGAGTGGCTTCACGAGCGGATTGTTTAGCGTTACGTTCTACAGATTCAACAACTCCCTCTAAACGACGAATATCGTTTTTCAAATCACCCTTGATATCTCTAGTATAGTCGCTAGTTTTAGAACTATTCTCTTCGATAACAGCAAGTTTTTTATAAACTTCTGTCAAATCTGGAGAGACATACTCGGCGATCTTTTTCTTCATACCTTGATAATCTTTATAGACTTCAAATGTTCCATAAAGTCCACCAAGAATAGAAGATACTAATGTAAATGCAACCATCAATTTGGCAGGTGTGAACTCGTACCCACCAATACTTATAACTGTATCTTTACTAGCATATTTTTTTACTGCTGCTTCTGCGTCATCAATTTTTTTATTGACGTCTTTTATTTCTTCTGACATTTTAATTTCCTCTGTTGTATTGAGCATCTACCATTTCATTGTGTAGTTTATCAGTGCCACCAAACATTCTTAAATTGGCACGATTATCGATATTCTTTTGATTTCCATAAACTTGATATGGTTTATAGAACTGCTGTTGAACGATTAGTTGTTTACTATAAGCATCAAATCCAGGTGTGAATCCCATTGCTTGGATAACTACATTCTGAATTGCTTTCTGTGCTTCTAGATCGGATGCTTTACCCATTTCACCAGCAAGGTTCTTACCCTTCTCTACTGCTTCTGCTTTTGCTGCAGCTTCTCTTCGTTCTTGGAGTGCTTGACGAGCAGTTGGTGCTGCTGGTTTATCAGATGACGCTTGAGCAGTATTAGTATTCTGTGACGGAGAACTACCTCCAGAGCCTTTCGGAGCATCATCTTTTTTATCCTCTTGTTTGTTTCCACCACCTTTAGGTTCATTACCCTTTGGTTCGTTTTGAGCCATTTGCTGTTGAGGAGCAGGTGGAGGTGGTGCTAACTGTACTGCTCCAGCAGGTGCGGTAGCAGAATTTGCACTTGGTGGTGGAGCAGCAATTGCTTTGTCCACATTACTATCACCTGTTTTTGAAACACCAACAGCAACTGCACCATCAGAACCAACTGTAGCTGAAACAGTTGTTGTAGAAACAGGTTGATTGGCAGGATCGTTTCTTGCAACTGTACCTGCAGTAGCTACTATTGATGCTGTGCCTTGTTGTTCGAGAACCATCTTAGTTGCATAAGCAGTTGAATAGTTTGGGCACGTTCTATCGTATAGTCCATCCAATGAACACTGCTGACTAAAATATGCTTGAGCATATCCTGGACAGTCTGTTGCATACAATGCACTTATCGTACACTGTTGTGCTTTATAAGCTGCAGCGTAACCACTGCAAGTTGTCGAGTATAATGGATTTAATGAGCACTGCTGGTCGTGATACGCAGCAGCATAACCACGACAAGTTGTTGAGTACAGTGGGTTAAGTGAGCATTGCTGATCTAGATAAGCAGCTGCATATCCAGGGCAATCAGTCGCATATAAAGAATTTAATGAGCATTGTTGTTGATGATACGCTTGCTGATATCCGCTACATGTTGTAGAGTATAATGGATTAATTGAACATTGCTGATCTAGATACGCAGCTTGGTATCCAGGGCATTGCTGACTGAATAGTGGGTTAGCTGAACATTGTTGTGTTAAATATGCTGCTGCATATCCAGGACATGATGGGTCATAAAGTGCACTAATTGTACATTGTTGTGTAGTGTAGGCAGCTTGATACCCAGGACATGATGATGACGATAGTGGATTAATAGTACACATGTCAACTGCACCAGTTCCACCCAATGCTTGCCAGCTAAAAATGTTAGAACTACCTGGAGCTATGTTTATACCTCGACCATGATATGCTTGGAAGAATTCACCCTTTGATAAGTCTCCTGCCATACCAGAAGTTACTCTATTATACTGAACCATAGCACCAGCAATTCTAGTGTCCACTAAACCAGCTGAGTTAATCTTAATTTCGAAGCTGTTACCACCTTGTGAAGAACAACATTGACTTGAGTTATACCAACCGTAAGTCATTTCGTTTGTACCACGAAGATAATATTGATTATTAGTCCAAGAATATAAATCAGTGTGCATACCGTAGATGGTATAATTATATCTTGAATCTCTTGTAGTTCTTAAATCTACACCTTCACAGCATGCACCACCAAGACCAGATGTTTGTGGGTTTTGAAATGTTACTAGACCATTGGTCATCGCCCATGAATTGGTGAAGTTTTGCCCGAAAAATGGGAATGTGAATCCCAGTGGAACTTGATTATACGAATCATCCCATGTTGAGATGTTTACTGCATTTGGATTATTCTTAATTTCCTGAAGTGGTAATGCAGCTGAGCCAGTACCAACTGTTACTGACAATCCAGAACCACCTGGAATTGGTACTGATACTAGAGCACCTGTTCCATTATTAACTGGTGATAAAGTGAAATCTGTTCCTGGAATTTGTATTTGTGCGTGTGCCACTGAAACACTCAGTGCAACACCAAGCAATAAACTCCACAACAACTTCATTAGTCTTTACTCTTGACTTTTTGTGGGGTGCGATCTGGATTATTTTCCCAGATTGCTTTTGCTTGTTCACCAATCTTACCATCTACTGGACATGGTGTACCAGCATTCATCATTGCTGAGAATACTCGTTCATCTTGACACATAATGGCAACAGCAGCAACTTTCATGCCCATGTCATAAACACCACGAGCGAGTTTAAGTCTTTCGCAGTTCTTATCTGTCATGGTAGAACCAAAGCTGATACCAAGAATTTGAGTTTGTGCTGCGCCAGATACACCGACTGCGCATACGTCTGAATTAATAACTGTGACTGCTGGTGCCACAGCTGTTGGTGGTGGGGATTTTACTGTTGTTGTGCTATTGGAAGTAGAGTCTGTAGTGGATCTACTAGTCGAATCAGTTACGATAGGCTGAGCCATCGCAGAAGACAAAACCATGACAAAAAGCACCGCTGTAGCGATCTTTTTAGCCATTTTAAACCTTTTTTAGTTAATCTGAATAATCTCACTAACTACCATGGTAACCATATTATTTAGGCATTTTTTATCTAAGTGGCATTCTTGGAGGTTTTTCTTGTGGGAGTTCTATAGAGATATTATCTACAGCTTCAACATTAGACTCAAGTTGTATACGTTTTTCACGTTGGCCAAACGTACCATATTCTTCTACTTGTGGAGTAGTTTCTGGAATAACTACATCTACTTCTTTATTCATTTCAGCCATTTGTTCTGGCTCTAATTCTTCAGGTTTTTTCTTACCAAAGAAATCCTCAATAATCTTCTTAGATTCCACTGGTAATGGACTCTTTTTGAAGAACATATCAGACCACTTAGGTTTATTAGGTTCTTCTAATTCATCATTATCTTTTAATATAATGGATTCAATCTGTTGGTTACCTTCAGAATCAGTGTTTATTGTTAATGATGGTTTTAATTCATCATCTTTTCGCATCTGCCAGTTAGCAGCAACTAACATCAAGACAGCGAGTGGATCAAATACAATAACAATCATAATAATAACCCAACGAACTGCTTTCTCAAGCAGATCCGTTTCTGGGTTATCACCGTAAAGTAGTGCTGCTATGTATTTTATTGGACCGACTTCGGCTTCGACTTTCCTGACTTCGCTGGCGATTGGCGCACGTTCTTCGTTGAGTTTGGCGATCTTGGTTTGCGAGGTGCCGATTTCACTGAGGATTCTGGCTCTGTCTTTTTGCTGGTTTCTGCGGATGGAGATGGCACGATCGGCTCCTGCTGAATCTGTGGTTCTGGCGATGGTTTGATCGACTTGAGAATCGAGTTGAGAAAGTTCTTTACGATTTGCATTTATGTTTTCCTTTTCTGTTTTAATTTTTTCATCTATTAATGCAAGTTTTGCTTGCACGTCACCTGTGGGGATTGCTTGATCCAAGTGTGCTTTACTTAGGTATCCAAAAATTCCCATAGAAGTTAACAGCATCAATACTACTAAAGCGAATGTGAAGTAAGTTTTCATCAACACTGGGATCTCTTTCCAAGTGCGATAAAGCCATGATGCCACTACAAGTTTCGATGCTTCTAGCAACGAACCCATAATTAAAATAGGAATAACAGCTGCAGCGAAGATTGCTACTAGACCCATAATTGAGTAGTAGGCTGCGCAAGCTGATAATGCCAATGCTGTTATGAATAATAGATATTTCATAGTCTGTTAAGTATGTGTGATTTATGGACTCTCACTGAGATTTGTCCGTTGTAATATTCTTCTGTTTCTAATACTTTCCTAGAAAACTGCTCTCTTGCTTCGATGTATGAACACTCTGCTTTTGATTTACAATAGTAAAGAATTTCTCGTGTGAACGACTCCTCGCCCAGCCTTGCTACATCTTTATTTAATTCAATGCTAGAACCATAATAAGTTAGCCAGTCAGATTCGATCTTACCTCGAATCTTCTTTTTCTTTTTTGTTCCATTTTTCAACTTAACTGTTTTGTAAGTTGTCTTGGAAAATTTAGCTAACTTCTTACCTATGTATTTTCTATTGTTGGTTTTATTTGTAATCAAATAAACGAACCCAACACAATCCTCAGGTAATGATTCTACTGTTTTGTTTTGATAATGCCACATTATTCTTCATCGTCTAGATCCTCTTCTTCGTAGATGTCAGCAGAACAAACTGGGCAATATACCAAATCTTCTGATGAGTGGTCATCTCCTTTGAGGACGATCTTTCCTCGTGCTCCACATGATTCACATTCAAAATATTTAGTCGACATTTTTGACCCTTGCTAATCCTAATGTATTAAAAATTTTATACCACATCCAGCCAATATCAAATTCCAATGGTTTTCTACTCAATTTGGGATTTGCTGGATCTCCATGATGATTGTTGTGTAGTTCTTCACCACCAATTATGATTCCCCATGGGATTATATTGGTAGATTTGTCTCTACTATCATAATTTCTATAACCATAATAGTGTCCCATACCATTTATAACACCTGCTGCCCAGAATGGAATCCAAATCATTTGAACACCCCAAACCCAAAATCCCCATCCACCGAACAATAATAAATCGATAATCAACATTATTACAATCCCAGCATATGGAACCTTTGAGTAGATATTTCTCTCAATCCAATCATCTGGTGTTCCAACTCCATACTTTTGAATCATGTCTTTATCTTTTGATGATTCAACATAACAGAAAACACCAGCAAATAAAATATACCAGATGCCAAATATGTGTGGAGTATGCGGATCACCTTCTTTATCAGAATTTTGATGATGTTTGCGATGTATCGCTACCCATTCTTTTGTAACCATACCAGTGGTTAACCACAACCAAAATCTCATAAAATGAGAAAGCCCTGGATGGAATTCAATACCTCTGTGAGTTTGTCCTCTATGTAAAAACAAAGTAACACAAACTATGGTAATG